AAGAAATGACCTGCTTATTCGCACCTTCCTTAGAAGGAGCCAACCAATGACCAAATATGAATTACTCGACTCAAAAATAATGAGCAAAATTGATGCGCATCCTATGCCATTTTCCAGCCTGTACGTCATGGATGTAGCAGAAGAATGCAGCCGCATCGCAAAGGATGAGAATAAGCCAGAACCTTTCCGCATTCTCGATCGCCGGCTTCAGGCGTTACGTAAATCGGGAAAGATCCGCAGTACATCCAAAGGCTGGGTGAGGGCTTAACTAATGACCAGCAAATTAACCAGAGAGCGCCTGCAGGAAATCGCTGAAGATGGATTCCTGAAGCATGGCGAAAGCAAAGAACTGGCCCGTATGGCGCTGGCCGAAAAGGCCAGCGAGCCGGTGATATTGTACCGGGAGCGCAATCCCTACAACGGCTTAACCACAGGCTGGCAAGAGCTTACCGAAAACGAGTTCTCATTCCTCAAAGAGAATGCCGGGGAAAATGCAGAGTTCCTCACGCTCTATCGCCACGCGCAGCCAGCGCCGGTAATACCGGATTTCAAAAAACTGGCTCGCGAACTGGTTGTTAATCTCGTCGATTGCGGCGGACTGGATGAAGGGGTGAAAGAGAAGTATCTGGAGTGGGTGGAGAAAACCTGCCGCGCCGCCATGCTCGCAACCGCCCCGCAGGAGGCATCAGATTTGACGTAATAGCCGATAAATCATTGTCTGTCGCATGTTTTTATTCAAACCAAATGCTAATGTGGTCAGCATAAATGGGCAGCTGCCTACTATGCGGAGGATTTATGGAAGTCGATTTTTTGCTTATAGGAAAAGGTCTAACAGGGCAAATTAAACGGTATGATTATCCAAGAGATAAATTAAGGGTTACTGAGTTAACGGTTGAGTCTGCCAATGAGCCAGTTATAGTTAGACCAGTCCTAGTGTTTGACGTTATTCAACATAAGTTTGATGGGAAAACATATGCAGTTGCCATCGGGGCATCAACAGATTCAGTACAGATTAATGCTCTTATTGACAGGTTAAAACCTCAACCCATACCCGAAAGTTTGCTTATGAAAGGCGACCCTTACGAACAAAAATAAATTATACCCCCCTCCATCAACCGAGGGGGGTATGTCGAAGTGGAGCATTGCAGCCAAACCGAAAGACGAGCAGAACAAGGTTAACGTTGACCTTGCGTTCTCCGGCGTTGCATGCAAAATGCGTATTAGTGAACTCTGGACGTATGGAAAACAACAGTTGGTATCGTTTATGAAAAAAACATCACTTCTGGTTTGTGCTTCCCTTATATCAACCGTGGTGTTTGCTCTTGATAATAAACAAGAAATAGCACCTTCGCGTATAAGTTGTCCCACGCCAGTGATGCCAGTCAAGGCTCAGGCAATGAGAACTGAAGGGCGTGTCGATTATGCAGCATGGGTTAATGATAAAGGCGAAGTGTACTCAGTAGACATTAAGGGCGATGAGGTTTTCTTCAGGGAAACTGAGGTTGCTATTAAAAAGTGTAAGTTTGTGCCAGGCCATCCAGGGATATATCGGGATACAATAAAATTTAGTCTGGTAAGACCTTGAAAAGGGCGTTTGTCGTCAAATCCCTACCGTTTAGGTAACTCCGAAGTATGCTGAGGCGCCGGTGAGGGCTAATATACCGGATATGTGCCTGAAAAAAGACATTGCAGTATGATAAAACCCGCTTCGTCGGGTTTTTTATTATGGAAAAACATCAATCTAAACATAAGCATGGTGTTGGCAAAAAGTGCGGCAGAGGGGTTGAACATTTCACACAACCGGTATACTGTTTGTTTATACAGTATCCATGTGAGGTGCTAACCATGAAAGTTGAAGTCACAATTGATAAACATAAAAAACTCCCTGATGGCGCCATACCTGCGCTTGAGCAAGAATTGCTGCGCCGCTTGTCCCAGTCCTATGATGATTGCAAATTAACCATTCGACGCACAAGCAACGATGGCCTTAGCGTTTTGGGTGGCGCTGATGGCGATAAAAAACGCGTTGAACAAATCCTGCAAGAGACGTGGGAAAGCGCGGACGACTGGTTTTACTGATTCACCTTTTGGTGGCTGGCATTTCCCAAAGCTTCGCAATGAGCGTGCTGTCACCGGACTTTTTATTTGCGTCTGTATGTCGCTCAGGGGGTAGTGTGAGTGATGGTATTGAGGTTCCTACTAATCATTCCTGGTACGATGTCGTCAGGAGATCGGATGGCACCATTATTTGTAGCTTCCCGGCCGAAGGAAGGCATCTGATTTACAGGGTTAATGGCATAATTTCAATGCGACCTTTATTGCCCGAAGAAGAAGTTTTTACTCTAAACGGATTTATGAAATTTGCGGAACGACTTGGCTACCGAGTTCTCCCACCTTCTGATAATATGAAATCAACGGCCTGAACAACCGTTACCTACTGCGCCACGGAGAGAAGCCATGGCGCAATTGCACTTAATAAAACAATCTCAAGGTATCCTGATCCCCGCGACGCCGGAGACCAGTGATTTTCTGCAATCAAAATGCAAGCTCGGATCCGTTCTGGAAGCCGATTATAAGCTTGTCCGCAATCCGGCGTTTCACCGCCGTTACTTTGCTTTACTCAATCTCGGCTTTGAATATTGGGAACCTACCGGCGGGGCGATTTCGTCTAACGAGCGCAGGCTTATCACAGGTTACGCCAAATACCTTGCTGCATATGGCGGGAGTGAATCGGCGTTGCTTGATGCCGCCGGGCAATATCTCGACCGGATAGCTGAGAAGCGATTCGGCTATATCAGTATTTGCAAATCCTTCGATGCTTACCGGGCGTGGGTCATCGTTGAAGCCGGCCACTATGACGCCATACAGCTGCCGGACGGCACGCTGAAAAAACACCCTCGCAGCATTTCTTTCGCAAGCATGGACGAATGCGAGTTCCAGGAACTGTACAAAGCATCGCTCGATGTTCTCTGGCGGTGGATCCTCTCTCGTTCTTTCAACAGCCTGCAGGAAGCTGAAAACGCCGCCAACCAGCTTTTAAGCTTCGCGGGGTGATGCTGATGAAATACTCATGGTTTCACCATCTCGAATGCACAACCCAGCAGGCCGAAGAATTGGTAGCGAGATATCGTCAGCGGGGCGTAAAGGTCGAACGAAGCTTAAACCCTGACTTTATGACATGGACCGTCAGCGCGCAGCTGGTGGAGGACAAAAACCCGCCGCGGCCAGACTCTCGCTGGCGTAACAGGATGTGGGGGTGAGTATGGCGAACCTACGCAAAGAGGCGCGTGGCCGCGAATGTACTGTGCGGATCCCCGGGCACTGCAACGGCAACCCGGAAACCAGCGTGCTGGCGCATTACCGCCTGGCGGGTACGTGCGGCACAGGATGCAAGCCTGACGATACTCAGGCGGCGATCGCCTGCAACGGGTGCCATGACGTAATTGACGGCAGAACCAAAACCACCGATTTCACCTACGACGAATTGCGCCTGATGCACGCAGAGGGGGTAATGCGCACCCTGGAAATCTGGCGGAAAGAGGGACTCATCAAATCATGAAAATCTACGATATCACGCCCATCGGCAAACCCAGGATGACCAGAGCTGATAAGTGGAAGCAGCGTCCGGAAGTAATACGTTACCGGGCGTTCTGTGATGAAGCTCGTCTGCGCAAAATTCACCTGCCAGACTCCGGCGCTCACGTCACGTTCGTCATGCCTATGCCGCAAAGCTGGAGTCAGAAAAAGAGAGCGCAATACGCAGGACGTCCACATCAGTCAAAGCCCGACTGCGACAATATGCTGAAAGCCCTAATGGACGCCCTCTATGAGGATGATTCACACGTCTGGGATTGCCGCATCACCAAAATATGGGGCGAGAAAGGGCAGATCATCATTGGGGATTCTCTATGACCCTCGATCACTTCATGCAGTACCAAACCGAGAGCGTTAAGCGCGCCAGTATGCCGCCAGTAGCAAAGCACAACCTGAACCAGACCAAACCAAAACAGCCAAAGAGGGCCGCAGCGTGAATCTTGAAAACACAGTGAAATACCACTTCGCAAAATCCACGCTGATTAGCGATTCTCCGCGTGCTACCGCCTCTGATTCACTGACCGGCACCGACATCATGGCAGCAATGGGCATGACCCAGGAACGTGCCGCTATGGGGTATAGCGCTTTCCTGGGCAAGATGGGCATAAGCAACAATGACCGGGATCGGGCTATCGGACTATTGGCTGAGTACGCGCTGACAAAATGCGATAAGGTTGCTGCGTTGCGAAAGCTCTCGCCAAGCGTAAAACCCCGGGTTATACGGATCCTCGCAGAGTACGCCTTTGAGGATTACTCCCGCAGTGCTTCCAGTAAAAAAACATGCGACTGCTGCAATGGGTCTGGATTCATCGACGCAGTGGCGTTCACCAACAAAGTAACGTATCCGGACGGCAAACCGCCGAAGTGGGTCAAAGTTACAAAGGGGATCTATCCATCATACTGGGAGGAGGTGAAGTCGGTCCGGGAGCAGGTCCGGGTGCTTTGCCAAAAGTGCAAGGGAAAAGGGACTGTTAGCGCCGCCTGTAACGACTGCCACGGTCGGGGGAAGGTAGTGAACCAGGATGAGACGGAGAAGCAGGGAGTGCCTGTGATGGGTAACTGTAAACGCTGTGGTGGTCGCGGGTATGAGCGAAACCTCTCCACTGCTGTGCATAGGGCCATTTGCCAGATAACGGACGCCATCACTCTGGATACCTGGAAGAAATCGGTTAAACCGTTCTTCGACGTATTGATCACTAAATTCGATATAGAGGAAGCGTGGGCAGAGGCGCAACTCAAACAAATAACGCGGTGAGATATTTACTTTTCCCGAATTCGTGTTAATTTGTTCTAACGATGGGCATTGTGTGTTCACCGTTGAAGAAAAAATTTAAAGCCTCGGCAAATGCCGGGGCTTTTTCGTATCTGCAATCCGGTCAGGGCTCTTGGGTAGAGACGTGCTGCACGATACGTTAAAGCCCTCCGCGCAGAGCCCTGAACCAGATTGCTGGTTTAGCTCAGAAGGTAGAGCGCCTGCCTTGTAAGCAGGATGTCGGCTGTTCGATTCCGTCAACCAGCACCAGAACGGCAGAGGGGCCAGCGTCTGAAGCGAATCCCGATCACAATGCGTAACTTATCTGGGGGAAGCTATGCAGCAACCATATTTTTTTAACCCGGGCATGACCACTCAACAGCTTGAAGACTGGCTTGGGCAACAGAAAATCTATCTTGCCCACTTCAACCGTCTGATAGCAGAAAAAGCCGCTCTTGAGGAGCGGCTGAGTCAGATCTCTGCGGAGATTGGGCGAGTCGCTACTGATAGCTTTCAAGGAATACTGAGTTTTCCCTGGGATCCCAGTCCTCTTGTGGAAAATCCTCAACAGGATAGTGGCCAGTCGGCAGATTGAGTGACGCCAGGACAGCGGCAGCATCTTCTGACATATAACTGGGCTTTAGTTGACTGGCAATGATAAAGAGACAGTCGTTTAGCGAGAGTCTTCTAATCTCTTCAGGTTTCCACTTGGTCATTTCGAAGATAAGGTGATGAAGAGCCTTATCGTTATCAAGATAATAATAATCCGATGAAAAATGTTTCCTGTACTCATCGAGAATACATTCAAGAGTGAATATTTGTCCTATTCGATACCAAACCTGCCTGGCTCTGTAACTGTGTGAGTCTGCCAGTAATGTTTGGGGGAAGTTGTTATTTTGACAAACCCGGGACTTGATTACCTGTAAAAGGTCTGAGTACTTACTCATATTTTCACCAGTTGATGTTTTAATCATTTGCGAATCAATTTTATCAAAGAGAAAAACAAGCCGCTACACGCTGATAACATCAGGCTGGGCGGTTATGGTGAGCCGATACCTCAGACAAGCAGAGTATGTGTAAGTTCACACAGATATTGCAATTG